GTTTGCAAGGGCTTGCAATTCAGTTTCCGACATATTGGCAACCGTTTTGACGATTTGCTCATAGCTCATGCCTGAATCATTAATAGCTTGAGTCAATGCCGGATATTTATTAGCCAATTGAGATAATTGAAATTCAGAATCAGAGAGGCCTGAAGTTAATTTAGCCATTTCTGTCTGAAAACCGGTTATCGCTTCAATTTCTTGTTCACGATAATCTTCAATGATTTCTTGCCGTTTCAAACCATATAATTTCTCTACGTTTGTTAAATTAGCCCCTAATTCAATTGCTTCTTGCTTTGTTTTTTCAAATTCTTTATCCAATTGAAACAAATCTAAATCCATACCTTCTAAACCAAATTCAATTATTTGTTGCCTAATATCAGTATTAAAATCTGCCGCTTTGACTTGTTGCTCCGCAATAGCATCTGCTTCTTCTTGACGTTGTGTTGTAAGATTATCAGTTTCTTTGGCGGTGGAAGAAATCGTTGGAGTCGCTTTTTTAAAGGATTCTGACATTGAATCTGTCGCAGTGCTTATTGCCTTAATTGGAGACGAACTTGACGATATCGTTTTAGTTTCTGGAGTTGAAAGAGTCGTTTTTTGGAATTGAGCAGCCGGCGTGGCTTGAACGGTTTCGAACGCAGCAGAGCCTACATCCATCATAGCATTTTGTATTTCTTCCATGACCCCCTCTTCCTTTAGCTGCGTCATGACTTCTGCCATAATTTCCATTTGTTGCTTGACTTGTTCAACCAATGCGGCTAAAGCCTCGGCTGCTATTGTGCCGCCGACAATCAATCCACCTGATGCGATTTCACCCCCTGTGCCCACATTGGTACCCGCAATTGTGCCCCCTTCAGCTAGATTAGTTGCACTGATCACACTTCCTTCGCTTAGCGTGGTAGCCGCTATTGCCCCGCCTTCTGACATTGTTGTTGCTGAGATTGCAGCACCTTCATTCAGTGTCGTACCTGCTATTGCCCCACCTTGGGTTATATTAAGAGCGGCTTGAGCGGACGAGTTCAAAAAAGGTGAAACCATACCCTCAAAAATAGTTTGAGCAACAGAATTCATTACTGACCCGATCATTTGTTGATAGAATTGTTCCGCAAAACGATCAGCCATCATTTGGCCAGCTTCTTCAGCACTTGATGCATTGAATATAGCATCCATTAGATTTTGTCCAAGGGATGCCGCATCAATAGAGAATACGTTTTCCATCGCGGTAAACAGGTTATCAACGGCCGGTGCCATACCAACAAGGGATTCCATTAATTGTCGGCCCGATTCGGTTGTCACATCTAAACTATTGATTAAATCTGTAAAGCCTTGACGTGTGTTGGGAACTGCTAACCCCAAATCATTGAAAACAACTCCAATCTGATCGAACGACTGGGTTGCCTGGCCAGTAAATTGTTCTAATGTGCTGTAATAAGTGTCAAAAGCGGGAGCGGCTTCGAGCAAACTTTGGGTTAATTTCGCACTTTCTGGCCCTGTATTGTTCATGCTTTGTACTAATTGTGCAAATTCATCCCGTGTTTTGGGGACCCCTTTGCCTAAATCCGTTATCGTATTGGATATCGTATTCAAAGCGGGCTTCAATTGTGCCGATTGCCTTTGAGTATCGGAGATAAATTTATCGCCAAAAAAGGCTATTTTTTGCGAGGCCTTTTCGGCACCGCCTGACATGTTGATAAATTCTTTTGTCAAAATGTCTGTATTGAGTGATGCATTTTTCGTTGCCGTTTTCAAGGATGTCATATCAGCAATGAATTTTTGCAATTCTTTGGCACTGCCGTCAAATTCACGAGACATTGCTTTAAGTGTTTTGAAAAATTCGATATCTTCAGTTACGGCAAATTTGCTGATGCCTTGTTCAACAAAAAGGATCGCTTCATTAATCCTGCCAGCAAGTAACTGCGACAGTTCATCAAATGTAGATTGGGGAATATCAGTCACGCCTATTTGATGAAACATGGCAGCTGTTTTTTCAGCGAGTTGTGCTTGAATTTCATCAGCACCCATGTCGCCTAAATCCATAGAGGATATAAAATCATTAAGGCCTTCAGTGAGCATTTGATGATAATGCTCAGAATTGACTTCAAATTGTCCTAAAATCCGGTCAAGATCACCGTTCCAAGTGCTATCAGCCACTGCCAGATCAAAATCAATTTTTCCGTTAACATCCGTGAATAATGCCATTAAATCGGAGACACGGCCAGATACGATCTGACTCACGTTTTCGGATAATTCTTTTGTGGCATCGTCATCGACTCCCATGATCATCATATTGTCAATCGCATGACTTATCATTTGTCGCTGAACTTCCTGCATGTTTTCCGCAAAAACTTCAGCACCAAGGCCTTCTCTATCTTCCAGGTGGGCGACAAAATCTGTCATGCCTGCCATCAGATTGATATCAAGATCGCCTAGTGAAGCATTAACCGTTTCAAGCGTACCTTTTATAGCTTTGAACTGTTCATTGAGTTGCGCTAATTCTTTCTCAGGCAAATCTTCATACCCAATTTGTGAACCGCCTGTGATGAAGCCTTTTTTAACTTCCCTGAAGCCTTTAGAAAATTCGGCCGTCATGCCTTTAAAATCGGCCACAATCCATTCCGCTTCTCTCACCCATTCTGCCCCTAAACCCGACATTTGCGCTAATGCACCCGCTGCCATGCCCCCTAATGGCCCTAAGGGAGTCATGGAACCTGCTAATTGCGCCAGCCCGACTATTGCACCTTGTTTGTCGCCTTCCAATAACGACATGCCCGCTGATAGGGCACCCATACCCACAGGGCCCCCCATTGCACCAAGAGAACCGGTCAAACCTTCCGATTGTGGCATCAATCCGGTGATTGTTTTACCCAGTCCACCTAAAGACTGGCTTAACCCAGTTGCACTGGTACCCACACCACCGCTTCCAGAAAACATGTTGGTGATCGTAGACATGATTCCGCCACCTGCACCACCACCATTGCTAGAAAACATGCCACTGATTGCGGACATCATATCGCCACCTGCACCACCACCGTTTCCTGAAAACAACTTACCAAAATCAAAATTTTGAAGTTGTTGGGTTGCCATGCTGGCAAGCGATTTTGACCAGGTGCTCTTCATGTCGTCCGCAAAGGCGTGGAAAGCGTCTTTTGCATTCATTGAGCCGTTAAGGATGCTCTCAAAATAGTCCCCTGCTGTGTTTGTTACGTCAAGCCACAATTCATTTTGTTCTTTCTGTGCCTCAATTAACTCATGTTTTTCCAGTAATTCTTGTTTTTGAGCTTCTGTAGCGTATTTGTGCCCAAATTTTTTGAGTACATTATATTGTTCTTGCTCATCCCTAGACATTTGTAAAAATGCCAGTTCCTTATCCAAATTGTTAAGAACAGTATTATTCTTTTCTTGTTCTATTTGAGTTCGCAGTTCAACAATAGAGTTTATTTCTTTTTCGCTAGCGCCTTTGCGACGCAGGGCTTCTAGTTCCTTCTCATAAGCAGTCATGCCAATATAAGCAAGCTGCTCTTGTAATTTTTGGCGTTTTTCAGAAACAACTATGGCAATTTGGTTTGCCTCAATTTGGTCTAAAATAGCCTGATTAACCCCTTGTTGGGCAAGTGCCTCTAATTCTAATTGTTCTGGTGTTTTTCCGATTGATTGTAATTTGGATTCTGTAGCAAATAATAATTCTTCAGCATCAGCAAGTGCATTAACTGATTGAATTTGCTGAATATTAGCCTCGCTAATGCCTTGGCTTTGCAAATATTGGGCTTCCAATTGTTCTGGTGTTAATTGAACCGCTTTTAAACGTTGTTCAGCTTCAAATAAAGCATTTTTAGTCGCAATGTCGCTTTGCAAGACTTGGGCATGTTCCAAAACAGCCTGAGTTGCCCCCTGTTGGCGGAGTTCATAAATTTCTAATTGTTCAATTGTAAAACCTATCGTATTGCTTTGTTTTTCAAGCGAAACAAGTGTTTCAGCGACGGCATTAAAGGCATCTTCCATACCTTTTTTCAGGACAGGTTGCCCTTGTTTAACGCCACTCGCCATCGTCGTCATAATGGCTTGACCACTCGCTGTCAGGTTTGAAAAGGGGCCTTCTTTTGCATCGGAAAAAGGAAGTAGGTTTCTAATATCCGACAATACAACTGAGACTTGATCTTTTAGGCCACTCGCTGCGTTTGATATCCCTTTTCCAATTGTGGCAAGCATGGCCTTGCCCGACTCTGACAAATCAATACTAAAAATGTAATTTTTTACGCCATCGATTGCGCCCTTAAATGCCGCAATGAGTAAGCCAATCGCCGCTTTGATGCCATAGCCTAAAGTTTGTAATAGGGATTGCCCTTCAGTGTTCCAGTTCAATCCCGTCAAATAATCACGGGCACCCGCCATCATGCCTTTAATTGCCGCAATAATGGGCCCACCTGAAAAAATAGCCAGAAAACCTTGCAGTAGATCATTACCTAATTCTGACCACGATACACTGGAAAGGTAAGTACCAACTGCCTCAATTCCGATTTGAACAACATCAATAATAAAATTAGCACTTGCCTTGATTGCACCAATAAAACCATCAATTAAGCCAGTAGCGGGCCCCACCCAACTATCAGGCAGAATAGCGCTGGCTGCCATTTTCAGCATGCCGCCAACGGCATCAAGTAAGAGATTGCCAACGCTTTGAATACCTTCAATTAGCCCACTAATAATCAATGATCCAGCTTCTGCAAAATTGCCATTTTTAACCGCGTCCATTATTTTGTTGAACGCATTTTGTACAGCATCAGCAAAGTTCATTAACACTTCAATTGTACCAATTGCGAACTCTTGAACAGATTCAAATTGATAAAGAAATTCGCCAATTTTCCAACCAATGAAAGCGGCCGCTGCAAGTCCGGTGGTTTTCGCCAATAGGCTTAGTACTGTTGTTAATTCAATTAAACCAGAACCAAGTACCATCATAGCGCCCATACCAACAGTTTCCATATTTTGCCCAAGCCAGTCCCACGCTTCCGATAATTTTCGACTAGCCTGTTCCAACAAGCTGGCTTGTTGTTGAACTTGCTCAAGTTCAGAAGCGGCATTAGCCGTGCCAGAAAAGGCTAATGTTATTCCCCCAATTGCAGCCGCTGCTAAGCCCACTTTTGTGAGTTTGCTTGTATAACCCGTTGCCCGTTGCCCCATGTCGTTAAAAGCAGCACCGGTTTGACTTGCAGTTTGACTGGCTGTTGTGCCCAATTGCTTCATCAATTCTTGCTGACGTTGCATGGCCTGATTTGCCGCTTGATTCAAACCACTTCGGCTCATCGTTGATGAGGTTTCAGATGAACCAGATGAAAATTGATTGCTTTTTTGGGCAAATTGCTTATATTCATTGGCTTTTTGCTTTAAAGAATTGAATGTATTATCAGATTGGGATTTCATCTGCTGCCACATGCCTTTCATACTTGATCCGGTTTGTTTCAGGGCATCAGTGGCACGACTGGCCATACTTTTCATTGTGCCCGTAAAATCCGCTACCATGCCTTGCATGAAAGTGCGCTGGGCTTTGGCTTGCGCTTGCGCTTCTTGTTTTAATTGTTTGAACGCATCGGATTCTTTAAATGTTTTGCCTTGATAGCGGTTAACGCCTCGCTCCTTTGCCATTTGGGAAGTCCGATCTAATGTTTCGCCCCTTCGCATATCAGTCTGCCCAGACCCAGTCCATTTAGCCTCGTTAACAAAGCTTTGAACTCGGCTCATCGACTTTTTGGCTTGTTCGGCAATCACATTCCAGAGCGATTTGAACGCATTGGAAATAGAACTTCCCACATTTTTAGCCCAATTTACCCAAGTTTTTTTGCTTGAACTAGCAGCAGAACGAGATGAATTTTCAATCAATCGGCTTTGTTTCGTAATATTTTTTTCGGCCTGTTGATAAGCATTAGCGGTGGAAGTCAAGCAATTGCCAAGTGCGCCACAATCCGTTTTATTGTTCATCAAAGCAAAACCGCGTTGGCCTTCTTTTAAATCTTTTTTGAAAGCATTCCAACGTTTCTTATCATTTTCAGAAGGCAACATGCACTTCATCAGTGGATTTTGTTTACATTCCTTTGCGAAGGTTTGTAATTGCATGCTACGCCGCAATTTGATGATTAATGCCCCAATTGCAGTGCCCACTACAACAACCATAGCTAATACACCTACTTTTATGGCATCGAAAGGCTCCATAAAGAAATCTACATAGTCTTTAAAACTTCCAAAAAGAGAAACGATGCCATCAATAACCGCTGCGAAGTCTACACCCATTTGATTAGCAGCAAAACCAATAACTGTAAACAACGCAAGAATCGGGGAACCCATTAATGCCAGGCTAACTAACCCTATTCCGACCACAATGCTAAGAAATACGGTTTTCAGTGACTCATCCACATTCTGCCAAGTTGAAAGAATATCAGTTGCCAATTCTGAAACCCCATCCCAATTGGCATAAATTAAAGCGCCGACAGAAGCAATTCCGAGCATTGCTTTGCCCATCATTGTGAACTTTGAAAAAGCTGTTATAACCAACATCCCAATATTAGCTAATCCGCCCAATGCAGCAACCAATCCGGTTACTATGCTAATTAGGCGGGCGCCGAACGAAATGACAACTGGGATGTTTTTAATAAGAAAGCCTAAAAAATGAATTGATGCTGCCGCAAAAGCACTGGTACGAAATATATTAAAAGCCTGTGTAAGCGTTGTGATGGCGATGGTAATACTTGTTAGGGCTAAGCCCCCATATTGTGTTATTCCACCCAAGATTGCTACCCCTATTTTTTGGAAATGGGGCAAAATCATCTGTGCAAATCGAGAGGCACTGACCGCTTTTAAAAAAGATTCTAGATAAGGTAAAACAGGTTCAAAAATTTCGACTACTGTTTCAAAAAATTTTGAACCAGTACTAACAATTCCGTCAATGATCGTCCCTATAAAAGCCACGCCTGATTCATGAAGGCGAGCGAAAGGGCCCATATCTGCGTTTGAATGGGGGAGCAAGCTGGCTACGTACTCAAATGTACTAAAAACGGCATCATAAATAGCTGTGCCCACGGACATAAAACCCTCAACAAAAGTCGTAAGCAAAGCACGGCCGGCACCTGACCAATCTATATTTTGAATATACTCATTGGCTGAAAGAAGGGCATATTGTAGTTTTTCTGTGAATGAAAGGCCCTCTGTTAATAATGAAAAAGAAGCGGCAGCTTGGCCTACCCAAGTTCCCAAACTTTGAAATGCTGAACTCACCATTTGCAAAGGTGATAGAAGAGTTGTTATCGCAGATGAAATTTGAGGCCAAATGGAAGTGAACCAACGGACAAACTCAATGCCCGATTTAACAAGCCCATTTAAAGGTTCTTTAATCTCATCAAAAAGTGTAATCCACAGTTCCTCAACACTAGAACCCAATGTTTTCCAGGAGCCCACCAAATTGTCGGTCATTTTTTCTGCCATTTTGGCAGCCGTGCCTTCGCTCTTTTCTATTGTTTTTCTGAATTTTTCAAAAGCAGTAGGCAGCTTATTACCAAATTCGTCTGTCGCCGCTTGACTTTGCTTGATTAATTCCAAAAACGCACTGCTCGCTTCTACACCTACAATTGTTTTAATGCTACCCAATTTATCAGCCGCAGTCATGTCTTTCGTAGCATGGGCAAAATCTTTTAATATTTCTGAAAAGTCTTTAAAATTACCTTTAGAATCGCTTACTTTGATGCCCAGTTTGTCTATCTCTTTTGCTGCTAATCGAGGGGGTGCAGCGAGGCGTAACATAGACATTCTCAAAGCTGTACCGCTACTACTACCCTTTATGCCAGCATTAGCTAAAAGGGAAGTAGCCGTTATCAACGTTTGCATGGATTGACCGGCCGTTGTAAAAACGGGCGAACTATATTTCATTGAATCGCCCAACATGCCGACTGTCGTGTTGGCACTAGACATGGCTTTAGCCATAGCATCTGACAAAACCCCTGTTTGATCTGCTGACATGCCCAAAGCGGTCAGTTGATCAGACACGATGTCCGCAACAGTCGCCAAGTCTTCACCAGCCGCGGCGCTCAGGCTGAGTAGACCCGGTAAAGCAGCAATTTGTTTGTTTGCTGAAAAACCTGCCAAAGAGAGGTATTCTGCCGCTTTTCCAACTTCAGAAGCAGAAAACTGGGTTGTTGAGCCTAAAAGCCGGGTGGTTTCTATGAGTTGTTGTAATTCAGAATCAGTTGCCCCCGAAATAGCCGCAACACGATCCATCTGCGCTTCATACAAAGCGCCTACCGAAACAACTTTTTTAAAAGGGGAAGCGAATGCTTGAACAGCATTCGCTATATTTTGGAAGGAGAAAAATAATTGGCCGGCCTGATTGATTGCACTTTCAAACGCGCTAGCAAGGTTTTTAGAAAGCGTTTTACCAAAATGTTTAAAAGCATTTCTGGCTCCTAACGCTTCTGCTCTTGCTTGAGAAAGTGCATTATCAAGTTGTTCAAGTTTTTCTTTAGAATCTTGAAGTGTATTAACTAAAGAAGAACCGTCTGCTGTAAGTTTGAATGCGACTGCGAGGGCTTGTGCCATATTGATTTTGCAACCTTTACACGATAAAATGCAAAATCAACTTCTGGTACAAGTTGATTGAAGTGCTGTCTAAGCATTACGGCAAATCTGCCGTAATGTTTGGAACAGCCTTTTTAGATGGGAAAAACATTACGGCAAATCTGCCGTAATTAATTATTTTTGTCGTTAAGAACGCTAAGTGCTTCACGTTCCATCAATTCAATTCCTTCAAATTGTTCAAGAGTAATACTTTCCTGAAATTTTTCTAAGAGTTGAAATTTCGCTAAAACAGCAGGCCAATTGAGAGAAATAATTCCCCCCATTGGGCCATAAAGCCATAAATTAGAAATGCGAAGCCAAAGTTCCAATATAGGCCAATTTTCTTTTAAAACGCCACAGGTGTTTTGTTCAGAATCCTTTTCAATCTGCAGTTTCAGCTTTTCAAATATTTCAGGAGCGTAAGTAGAACGTGCTGCTTCTAAACGTTCTTCTAAGGAAGGTTGATGCCCTGCCTTTATTTGAGAAGCCCAGTATCGGGCAATTTCAAGAAGATTTTCTTGAAGGACGAAAATTGTTTCTGTTCATGAATTTCAAGTATGCTGCCATAATGGCAGAATTCACAATGGAATTCTGCAATAACGCATCTCTAGCTTCTTGTCCTGACAAAGTTCCCCCATCAACACCCTCAATATCATGCGTTGGTTCCAAGAAAACATCCCAGAGAAAGTCCTGTTCTACTTTGCGTATTTCTCGCCGATCCTCTCCCAATTCATGAATTTGTTGTAAAAAATCATCCCAGTCGTCTTCTGAAAGGATTTTAAACTCCCCATTAAAGACGGTTGTTGCAAAAGTTTTGCCTCTCGGCATTTCTACCGGAACATCTATCTTTGTTGTGTTGGTTAATACAAATTTCAATTTTAATTTCCTATGGTAAAGAAAACAAATTATAAAAAGTGTCAAAAAAAAAATGACGAGAATAAATGAATAAATATTACCAAATTGTAATAGATAACTATAAACATTACCAAATTGTAATAGATAACTCACGATCAAATAGCACCTTTTTGCGGCCCGTTGCTGTATAAGTTAGGTTGGTGACTTGTATACCATTCCGGTCTCCAGAATCGTCTGGTACTTCCAATTGAGCCTCTGGAATGGAAATCCGAATACGTTTACCTCTTTCATTGCCGGCTGCAACAAATATTTTTTGTCTATGGTGATTTTTCCATTCATCGAATGGATTCCAATCATTAAGACTCACCGTCGTCGGGTTAATTGTTCCCGATGGAGCGCGGTTCGTGATAAAGATGGCCTTAATGGCATCTTCCGCTTGCATATCCTCAACAGGCTGTACTTCATTATTCAAGTTCAGTTCAAATGTTTCAACAGTTGTTAGACCCGTATCCAAATTCCCTATATTGAATAGGGCGGGATTACAAATAATGGGCTCATTCTCACTAAAATCAGCGTCAATTAGGGCTTCAGATTCTGGATCATGATAAATGCCTGTAAAATCAAACGACATCCTCACATAGTCTTTCACTTTCAGAATAAAAGAAACATTGCCTCGACAGTAAGTTGCCGTCTTTTTAGTGCCATCAATATTGTCAATAATCGTCACTGATTTATGTTCAGCATGTTTGCTTGTTGGAAAATAGGCTAAGTTGGTTTCTACTGCTGCACCATAATTCACCGAAAGGGTGATTTTGTCACCCATTGCCCAATTGATTCCCCCTGCGTTCACTGTGAAATCAATTTGTGCAGAATCATAAGACACGCCTGTTGTGGCGCTTGTTAAAGCTTCTTCATCAGGATCAACAACACTCCACACTTCAGAACCTGGTGTGGTGGTATCCGTGATTATCAAAACATAATCACCTACTTTAGCAGCGGCATCTAGTGTGAGGCTTGTTATCGTACCATCACCCGTATTACTTGGTGCATTAACCACGACAAATTTCAATGTGTCACCTGTTGTGGTGCCTATAATTTGTCCCGTTGCACCTGAAGTTACACCTGTCAATTCATCATTTTCAAATAAAGCAGGTATTGCGGGGTTTTTAATGCACCATAATTTGACATAGTTGCCATCCCCCGTGTCAATTGAGTGAATAGTACCTATATTAATAGGCGTTGCATTTTGAAGAGTTTCCCCTATTTCAAAAGTCCCTGAAACCAAGTCTAAATCAATACTCACAGTTGCTTTTTTCTCAAGCCCGCAAGCTTCCAATAAAATACCACAATCAGGGGGAATAACCTCTCCCGATTCATTAACTCCCCCGGGCACCAATTCTAATTCTCCAGAAACAGTAATCTTTTTGCCTGCATTCACAGAACCTAACGGCGTAAAAGTGGGCGAAATGACATCACGTTCAATTTTATCACTTTCTATCTTAACCGTCGTCCCTTTGGAAAAAGAAAACAGAGTATAAAATCCACCCGGCTCAATGCCAAGTATTGTTTCTGATGCAGCACTAATTAATCGCCTATTGATAATTTTCATTTATTTTATAAATTCCTATTGAGTTGTTGAATATGTTTATAACAACTATAAGTTTCTACCCATAGGAGCTGATTATCGTTCAAATGAGCTAATTCTCCACCTTCATATACCATTCCCATTAGTGCTGATGAAGGCCTCCAATTTAAGAGTGTTTCCATAACCTGTTGTGAAAGCACATTTACATTATCCATGCTATCGCCCGCTAGTGCATCCCGAATATTTTCAACAACGATATAGATGCCATAATATTCTGTCAAGCGTTGCAGTACCCCATTTATGGCGGTATTTTCATCGCTATCTGTTTTTAACTGAATAACAAAGCAAGCAGGGGGCCGGACAGATGAGGTTTGAATACGTTCTTCATCTGCGGCACCGCCCACTTCTTGAAAATCAGGTATGTTTTCTTGCAAACGATGGGCTATCTCTTGCCTTGTATTCATATTTTTTTATCAATATAATCAATAAAAATGTGTTTAATTTCATTTTTATCTTGTTGAGAAACGCCCAAAAAGGGACGTGCGGGTATAACGCTCGCATGTTGGCGTCCAGCCCTACCCCCAAATTGATGAATAGCAGCGTAAACCACATTTGTTCCTACCTCCACCTCATGTCCTGAAACATGATGCGTGATGGATTGCATCAAATGGCCTCTTTCAAGCAATGTTTGTCCTTTAACCTTAAGCTTAATTTCTTTCTTTTTTCCACCTTTTATTTCTACAACCTTTTTAATACCAAACTTTTTCGTTTGAGGCTTAATTTTATTATCAACAAATTTGCTTTGTGTTTCAGAAACCAAATATTGCCCCACTAAATCAAGGGGTTTTCTCAAATCTAAACCTGAATTTTTTAAACGCTTGAGTTGTTGTTTAGTCAGTCCTAAACCCTTTACATTTAAATTTAATGTTAAACCGGACATTTAAGTATCCTTTTGCACTTCACAAACCAAACGTTCCAAAATGGGTTTTAATTCCAATGGATCTTTTCCCTGAGCATTCATTTCTACCAAATACTCTCGAAATGCTTGGATGACAACCGCTT